GCTTCCAGCTCTCTGCGGCGCATCGGCGGCTGTTGCCGCACGTTGCAGTTTTCGTCGCCTGAGCAGGAACTTCGGCGCGTTGGGGGCACTACGCGTCACCGCGTGTCACCTTTGCCCCCGGGCGAGTCGCACTCAATCGGCAACCACGTCCGGCGGTAAGTCGTCATAGGAGGGCCAGCACGGAGCGAGTAGCGTCGGGACGATGCCCGCGAGGAGTGGACAGTCAGGCTGCGCGGCCCCCGACCTCTCCGTGCTCACGGAACGACAACGCGAGGTGGTGGAGATGCACTACGACAGCGGACTCTCGTTCGCTGCTATCGCCGCTCTGCTCAAGGTCTCCAAGGCCACGGTGCAGAGCCACCACGACCGCGCGCTGGAGAAGTTGCTCGACGCCATGTCATACGACCAAGACCTATAAGTAGAGGGCTGTGTCACGACGCCGCACGCCAGCCGAGGAAGCGCGCATCCGCCTGCTCGCGCAGGAGGCAGAGGCCGAGCGGCTCGAACGCGAGATCGAGCGCCGGATGGGCGAGGAAGCAGAGGCCCGCAGGCTCATGGAAGGCGAGGCCATCTACGAGCCTCATGCGCTGTGCAATCGCGATGACCAGTGGGAAGCCCTGGAGTTGGAGCGCATCAACCGCAACCGCCCCCCGTGGCGCATCTGCTCGATGCTGCCCGACCGCTGCTACGAAGCCGCGCGCTGCAACCGCTACGCGCTCCGGGGTCACTCGTGACTGTCTGGCGCAGCAGACCGCTGCCTCGAGACTGGCAGCGCACGAGGCGCAGGATACTGCGGCGCGACCAGGGCGTCTGCCACGTGTGCGGAAAGCCCGGGGCGCAGCAGGTGGACCACGTGCTCGCGGTCAGCCAGGGCGGCAGCGACGAGGACACCAACCTGGCTGCGATCCATGCGTACCCCTGCCACGCCGCCAAGACGGCGCGCGAGGCGAACCGGAAGAACCCGATGGCGCAGCCGCGCAAGAGGCAGGAGGAGAAGCATCCGGGCGAGGTGCGGCCGGGTGGGGGGTGACCCCGACTCCCCGCCCTGACGCCACGAGGGGCACAGCACCTCAGGATGACTACGGGTTTCCAAGCCCGGCCAGCAACAGGGCCCCGACATGGGGCCCTTTCCAGTGGGAGGCCCGACATGGGCACCAGAGGCCCCGTCCCCAAGCGGTCCGAGGAGCGTCGCCGGCAGAACAAGCCCGATATCCCGATCGCGAAGGTCGCAGCCACCGGAGAGGTGGAGGTCCCGCCGGCGAACCCTCGCTGGCATCCGATCGCCAGGCGCATCTACGAGTCGCTCAGGACCTCCGGCCAGGCGAAGTTCTACGAGCCCTCCGACTGGGCGGCCGCCTACCTGCTGGCCGAGGCGCTCAGCCGCGATCTGAAGCCGCAGCCGGTCGGCGTCAGCGTCATCACGGGAAGGATCGTGCGCGCCAACGTCCCCCTCCGGGGTGGCTCGCTCGCAGCCTACCTGAAAGCCTTCGCCGCCCTCGGCGTCACTGAGGGTGACCGCCGCCGGATCGGCATCGAGATCGACCGCAAGCCGGCCCCAAAGCTGGCGGCGGTGTCCGTGATGGATGAGTACCGCGACGCGCTCGGCGGTTGAGCCGGTCCGCATCGGCCCGACGTGGAAGCCAGGACCAGGAGGGCCCGGCGGAGCGTGGTCTCTGCCGCCGCGTACCCTCGGCTGGCACGCCAGCGCCTGGGCGCGCGAGTGGCTCCAGCACGAGGACGGCCGGCCCTGGCGCTACACGCCGGAGCAGCTGCGCTTCCTGCTCTGGTGGTACGCGGTCGACGACGCCGGCCGCTTCCTCTACCGCGACGGCGTACTGCAGCGGCTGAAGGGCTGGGGCAAGGATCCGTTCGGCGCGACGCTCTGCGCGATCGAGTTCGTCGGCCCGTGCCGGGTGGACCCCGACGGCGGGACCGTCCGGGATCCGTGGGGCAACCAGCACCCGGCCGGCGTGGCACATCCGCAGGCCTGGGTCCAGACGGCGGCCGTCTCGATCACGCAGACGAAGAACACGATGACCCTGTTCCCCGCCTACTTCACGAAGGCGGCGCTCAAGGAGTTCGAGGTCGACCTCGGCAAGGAGATCATCTACGCCCACCACGGGGCGCAGCGCATCGAGGCCGTGACGAGCTCCCCGCGGACGATGGAAGGGGCGCGCTCGACCTTCGTCCTGCGCAACGAGACGCATCACTGGCTCTCGACCAACGAGGGCCATGAGATGGACCGCGTCATCGCACGGAACCTCGCCAAGTCGAAGGACGGGCAGGCCCGGGCGATGTCCATCACCAACGCCTACGAGCCCGGCGAGGAGTCGGTCGCGCAGATCGCCCGTGAGGCGTGGGAGAACATCGAGGCCGGCCGCTTCGTCGACGTCGGCTTCCTCTACGACTCGCTGGAGGCCCCGCCCGAAGCGCGGCTCTGCGCTGAGGACGCTCCCGCCGTCATCGAGGCGGTGAGGGGTGACGCGGTCTGGCTCGACACCGGGCGCCTGGTGGCCGAGATCCTCGACCCGCGGAACAGCCCCAGCCAGTCGCGGCGCTTCTACTACAACCAGATCGTGGCCACCGAGGACGCCTGGGTGACGCCGCAGGAGTGGGACAGCCTAGCCGACCGCTCGCAGCAAGTCGCGGCCGGCGAGCCCGTCACGCTCGGCTTCGACGGCTCGCTCACCGACGACCACAGCGCTCTCATGGGCTGCCGCGTCTCCGACGGCTTCGTCTTCACCCTCGGAGCCTGGGACCCGGAGCGGTACGGGGGAGAGGCGCCGCGGGAGGCGATCGACGGCGCCGTGCGCGACGCCTTCCGGCGCTACGACGTCGTCGGGTTCTTCAGCGACTTGCACCCGTGGGAGTCCTACGTCGACGCCTGGGACCGCGACCTGGGGCGCGAGCGAGGCAAGGACCTCTGCGCCATCGCCGGCCCGCGCCACCGCATCGCGTGGGACATGAGGGCGCGGCAGAAGGAGTTCACCGTCGAGGGCGCCGAGCGCGTCTTCAATGAGATCACCGAAGGGGCGCTCACCCACGACGGCGACGCCCGCGTCCGCCAGCACGTGCACAATGCCCGGCGCCGGCCGAACGCCTGGGGCGTCTCGTTCGGCAAGGAGAGCCGCGAGAGCAAGCGCAAGATCGACGCCCTCGCGGCGCTGACACTCGCCCGCATGGCGCGCCGTGCCTATCTGGCGCTGCCGGAGCGCAAGCAGCGGCGCACCGGCAAGAGTGGCGCCGCTTTCTTCTGACGACCACCGAGGTGGTGTCTATGGCTCTCGATAAGCGGCAAGCTGTGGAGCAATGCCGCCTCATGTTGAAGTGGCGCGCCGACGAGGCCCCGAGGCTCGACCGCCTCCACGCATACCTGCGGGGACGGCAGCCCATGAGCTGGGCCAACGGAGTCCCCGACGCCGACATCAGGCGACTCGCCAAGATCTCTCGGGTGAACATGCTCAGGCTGGTCGTTGAGTCGGTCACGCAGTCCATGTACGTGGATGGGTACCGAGCCAAGGGCGCCGACGACGACTCGGAGACCTGGGAGCTCTGGCAGCGCAATCGCATGGACTCTCGGCAGACCGGTGTCCACCGAGCCGCCCTGGCCTACGGCGCCTCCTACGCAACGGTGCTGCCAGGCGATCCGGTCGCCGTCATCCGCGGCGTCTCGCCGCGCAACATGACGGCAGTCTACGGCGAGGACGACTGGCCGATGTGGGTGCTGGAGAGGCGTAGGTCCGAGACCACAAAGGAGACGCTCTACCGCCTCTTCGACGAGGACCGCGTGTACTGGCTGAGCGTCCGTGGTGCGACCACTCCCGTCTACATCTCGGAGGAGATCCACGGCGTCGGCGTCGTTCCCGTGGTGCGGTTCCGCCCGATTGACGACCTCGACGACGACGTGCTGGGCGAGATCGACGACCTCATGGTCCTGCAGGACCAGATCGACGTTACGACCTTCGGCCTGCTGGTCGCTCAGCACTACGGTGCCTTCCGCCAGCGCTACGTCCTCGGATGGCTGGCCGAGACGGAAGAGAAGAAGCTCACAGCGATGGCGTCGCGGCTGTGGACGTTCGAGGCAGGCAAGGACGAGATGGCCGTCGGCGAGTTCGCACAGACCGACCCCCAGGGATACCTCGACTCCCGTGAGGCGACTATCAGGCACCTTGCCTCAGTGTCTCAGACTCCGGCCCATGAGCTGGTGGGCCAACTCGTCAACCTCTCCGCGGAGGCGCTGGCCGCAGCGGAGGCCTCCAAGCAGCGCAAGGTCGAGCAGCGTCAGACGGTGTTCGGCGAGAGCTGGGAGCAGGTATTCGAGCTCGGCGACGCGCTGGCCGGGCGCGCGGTCGACTACGGCGCCGAGGTGCGCTGGCGCGACACCGAGGCGCGCGCGCTTGCGGCCACCGTCGACGCGCTCGGCAAGATGGCGCAGATGCTCATGATCCCTCCGGAAATGCTGTGGGAGAAGATCCCTGGCGTGAGCACGCAGGACGTTGCCCGCTGGAAGGTCGCAGCGGCGCAGGGCGACTCGTTCGCGCAGCTGAGCGCGCTCCTCGATCGGCAGGCCGCGTCGCTCGACACGGGGACCGTGGCCTGATGGCCGTGACCGCCGCGGGCGCCGCTCTCACAGAGGCCCACCGCCTCCAGCAACTCGCGCTGCGGGCCTCCGTGGTCCGTGACGTGGCGAAGCTCTGGCCGATGTGGCAGCCCTCCGACCCGGCATCCTATGAGGCCTTCGAGACCGCCATGGCCCTGCTCGTGCAGTCGCGCTCCGAGCACTCATGGGCGCTGGCGGCACGCTACTACGAGATGTTCGCTGGCCTGGAGTCTCCCGGAGCGGAGGTCAAGGCGGCCGTGCAGGTCGCAGCGGCCAGGTCGGCAGCCCAGATCAAGGCAGCCGTCTCGGCTACCTCCCGGGCCGCGGTGTACTCGGCACTCGGCGCCGGACAGACATACGAGCAGGCCATGGCGAACGGCCTCGTGCAGGTCAGCGGCGCGGCATCCCGGCTGGTCCTGGACACCGGCCGAGAGACCGTCATCGAGGCGGTCAAGCGGGACAGAAGGGCGCTCGGCTGGGCGCGCGTGACCGACGCCGCCCCTTGCGCCTTCTGCGCCATGCTCTCCGGCCGCGGACCGGTCTACAGCAAGGGCACGGCCGGCTTCGCTGCCCACGACCACTGCGGCTGCACGGCCGAGCCCGTCTTCTCCTACGCCTCCGAGTGGCCCGGCAGGGGCCGTGAGTTCCAGCGCCGCTGGGCGGAGAGCGACGGCACCCTGAACGGGTTCCGCCGCGACCTGAACAAGAAGCCCGCGGCCGCCGCCATGGCAGCCGCGCAGACATGACACCCGACACGGGGAGCCAGCAGGAATGAGCGACGAACAGGACCATGAGGGCCAGCCGCAGAGCGGCCAGAGCTCCGGCACAGGGGCCGCCGAGCAGGGCGCAGGTGCCGCTGGTGGCGCAGCGGACCCCGAGCAGGAAGTGGCCAAGTGGAAGGCCCTCTCCCGCAAGCACGAGGCGCAGGCCAAGGCCAACGCCGACGCCGCAAAACGCCTCGCCGAGATGGAGGAGGCGGGCAAGACCGAGGCTCAGAAGTTCGCCGACAAGGCGGCCGCCTCGGAGCAGGCCGCGGCGCATGCCCAGCAGGAGGTGGCTCGCCTCCGGGTGGCCATGCGCAAGGGCCTGACGGAGGCCCAGGCCAAGCGCCTCGTCGGGACCACCGAGGAGGAGCTCGAGGCCGACGCCGACGAGCTGCTCGCGACGTTCGGCGCATCGAGGGCACCCGGGTCCGACACGGGCGCCGGCAGGCCGGCACGGCCAAAGGAGCGGCTGCGCTCCGGGGCATCTGTCGGAGACGCCGACCCGGACCCGGTCCGGGCGGTCAACGACAGCATCCGCCGGGCAGCCGGGAGACGACCCTAGTCACTCTGAAGCGAGGACGACATGCCATACGACAGCTACATCACGCGCTCCGGCGCAGACGCGCTCATCCCGGTGGAGGTGAGTCGCGAGATCATCCAGAACGTCCCCGGATCGAACCCGCTCATGCAGCTCGCGCGGCGGCTCCCGGACCTCTCGTCCGCACAGCGGCGCATGCCCATGTTCGGGTCCAGCCCCTACGCCTACTTCGTGTCCGCCGGCGGCGGTCTCAAGCAGACCTCCGACGTCGACTGGACGAACAAGTACGTCGACGCCGAGGAGATCGCGGTCATCGTGCCGATCCCCCAGGACGTGCTCGACGACGCCGACTACGACATCTGGGGCGAGGTCAAGCCTCAGCTCATCGCCGCCTTCGGGCGCACGATCTTCGGCGCCGTCGCCTACGGCACCAACATCCCGGCGACGTGGTCGACCAACCTCGGCGGGGCCGGCCTGGTGGCCATCGCGACTACGGCCGGCAACGTCGCGTCGGTCGCCGACTTCAGCGACCTCTATGAGGCCATCCTCGGCGAGTCCGCCGACGGCGCGGCCGATGGCCAGCTCATGCTCCTGGAGGCGGACGGCTACATGGCCACCGGCCACGTCGCGGCCGTCGCCCTGCGCGGCCGGCTGCGCAACGTGCGCTCCACGGACGGCGTGCCGCTGTTCACACGTTCCATGCAGGACACCACCCGCTACGAGCTCGACGGCGCACCCATCTACTTCCCGACGGACGGATCCGTGGTCGCCGCGAGCGCGCTCGACATCGCCGGCCAGTGGGACCAGCTGGTCTACGCCATGCGCCAGGACATCAGCTACCAGATCTTCACGGAGGGCGTGGTCACGGATGCCGGCGGCAACGTGGTCTACAACCTGATGCAGCAGGACATGGTGGCCCTGCGCGCCGTCATGCGCCTGGGCTTCGCCCTGCCGAACCCGCCCAACGCGATGAACGAGACGGACGCGACCCGCTGCCCGTTCTCGCTGCTCACGGCCTGACCCGACTTCTGCCCAGCGCCGGCGCCCGCTGGTGGCACTACAGCGGGCCGGTGCGGCAGGGAGGACAACGACATGGGACTCTATCCGAAGCCGCTCGTCGAGTATGCCGGCCTGCCCGGCGTGCTGCGCTCCCACGGGAGCAAGGTCTGGTACGTCGACTCCGCCAACGGCGACGACGACTACAACGGCCTCACGTGGGCCAGCCCCCTGAAGACCATCGCCGCGGCCGTCGAGGCGTGCTCGGCGGGGGACACCATCCTCCTCAAGGGAACCTTCAGCGAGGCGGTGACCTGCTCCAAGGCCGGCGTCTCCTTCATCGGCATCGGCACCACGCCGCGGCAGACGTCCTGGACGGCGCCGACCGTCGCCGGCTCCTGGTGCCTGAAGCTCGCCGCGGCCTACTGCCACGTCGAGAACATCTACTTCAAGCCGGTCATCTACACGTCGTCCGGCATCCCGTCCGGGATCTACCTCTCGGGCGCCAACTGGACGACGATCAAGGGCTGCCGCTTCCAGGGGCAGACGGGCTCGTACAAGGCGATCTACTCGCCGGTCTGCGACTCCGACAACGTGCACATCCAAGGCTGCCAGTTCTACTACATGAACACGGCCACGCACGGCGCCGCGATCTTCGGCGTCGAGGCCGGCGGGCTCTCCTACAGCGGCTGGCTCATCGAGGACTGCGACTTCAACAGCTGCACCACGGACATCGACATCAACGGCCGCGCCTGCGTCCTGCGCCGCAACACGCATCCGATCGGGGGCATCACGGCCGCCGGCGCCGTCAACGCGGCCGTCACCGGCACGGCGATCGACCTCTCCGGCACCTCGAGCGGAGGCAACACCGTCACCGGATGCTCCCTGGCCGGCGCCTACACGTCGACCCTCTACATCGGCGGCGCGGCCGGCGACAACTGGGCCGGCAACTTCGCGGCCATCACTTCGACCTACTGCCCGAACGGCATCACCGTGCCGACGAAGCCGGCCTGACGGTCGGTCCCACGCACTGAGAAAGGAACGACATGGCACTCGTCGAGCACACCCACGAGCGCGGCTGGCTGTCCTTCGAGATCGAGGGGAAGGTGGCCCACAGCGCCGATGCTGCGGGCTGCCTCGCCTGGATCGAGAACCCCGAGGACGTGCCGATCATCATCACGAACTGCGTGGTCTACGGCGTCAGGAACTCCACTGGCGCCTGCAACCTGACCATCGGCCACGCCACGACCGTGGCCGGCGCCCACGACACCACCCAGCTCTTCGCGGCCGCGGCTCAGGCGGACTCGCACGGCACGGCCGTGACCGGCATCGCCTGTGGCGACGTGGCCGACAGCCTGCCCGTGGTCCCCGCCGGCTCGTACATCTGCGCGTTCGCCTCGGCGGACTCGTCCGGGCTGGAAGCGATCGCGTACATCGAGTACCTGCGCGCCGTCGAGTTCACGGCATAAGACATGGCTCGTCTTGCCACCAAGGCGCAGGTGTCGTCATGAGCTTCGTGGCCCTCAGCGACTTCGCCTCTCGTTACGAGAACACGGTTCCGCTGGCAGACGAGGGTCGCGTCGCCGTGCTCATCGAGGACGCCTGCGCCATCGCCGCCGACATCATCGGCAGCACCTACGACGACGGCGCCGAGGTGCCGGGCGCGATCGTCGCCACGGTCTGCGCGGCCGTCCGTCGCGCCTACGAGAACCCGACGGGTCTGCAGGGCGAGACCATCGGCGACTACACCTGGCGGACAGGCGGTGCGGGAGCCTCGGTCGGCATCTACTTCACGCCGGCCGAGGCCCGCGTCATGCGCCGCGCTGCCGGGATCTTGGGCCTCAAGACGCTCACCCTGGAGAGCTACCTGCCGCTGCCGGCGGCAGACCCCACCCTCGCCTACCTGAGTGAGGACGGCGTCGTGATCGTCAACATGGCGGAGCCGGAGTGGTGAAGACCATCCCTCGCAGGCTTCTCGTGGACACGGTGTCGGTCGAGGCCTGTTCGGGAGAGGGCGCCTACGGTCCCGTCTACGCGGCCGCCGTGACCGTGCTCGGCAAGGTCTCGACCACCCGGCAGCTGGTCCGCAACGCCGCTGGTGAGGAGGTCGTATCAGAGGCCACCGTCTACGTGCACCCGGACGACGCGGCACCGTTCGTGCCGGGGTCCCGCGTCACCATCGCCACGCGCGTGAGCACCGTGATCGCCGTCAGCCCGCAGGGGCGCCCGGGCAAGACTGTGCTCATCAAGGCGGCCTGCTCGTGAAGGGCCTCGTCGTCAGATGGGATGACGCTGCGGCGAGGGCAGCGGTGGCCAAGGGCGGGGCCGCCGGCCTCAAGCGATGGGCAGACGACGTGCTCGCCGCCACGACTCCACACGTGCCCGTGGCCCCCGTCCACGGCGGCTTCCTGCGTGACTCCGGCACGGCGGAGGTGGACGCAGAGGAGTTGCTCGCGGCGGTCAGCTACGATTCCCCGCCCGGGACACACGACGCCATCTGGGTGCATGAGAACCTGCGCCACAAGCACACCGTCGGCGAGGCCAAGTTCCTCGAGAACACGCTCAACGGCTCGCGGACGACTGGTCCGGAGGCGGTCGCCGCGGAGATCCGCGAGAAGCTGCGATGACCCTCCCCAGCGGCTTCCAGACGAACGTGCTCACCGGGCTCGCCGTCTACCTCGCGGCGGGCGGCCTCGAGGCGACCTGGAACACGACCGGCGCCTACACCGCCCTGCAGACCGGCATCGTGCTGGGCAACATCCCGCAGGCCCCAGATCGCATCATCGCGCTGTCCGCCTACGGCGTCGGTGACGACTCGCCGAACCTCTCGGACTCAAGGCTCGGCGTGCAGATCCGCTGCCGCTGGGGAGGCAGCGACCCGCGGCCCGTGGACGACCTCTCCGACGCCATCTTCTCCCTCCTGCACGGGGCCACGCACATCACCCTCTCGACCGGCGCGAAGATCGTGCAGTGCCTCCGCAACTCCGGCCCCGTGTCGCTCGGGCAGGACGCGAACAACCGCTGGTCGAGCGTGAGCAACTACTACCTGTCCCTGTGGCGTCCGAGCACCCACAGGACATGAACCCGCACCGGCAAGTGACACGCAATCCGCGCCAGAAGGCGCACTGACCAGAGAAGGAGCACCATCATGTCAGCAACACCACGAGTCGTGCTGGGCGCCGACACCCTCGCCCGGAAATGGTGGCTGGACGTCAACACGGGGACGCATGCCGCTCCTGCGTGGGCTCCGGTCGGCGGCGTCTCGGACTTCAAGTTCAGCGAGACCAAGACGTTCCAGGAGGACTCCGACTACGACTCGGGCGGCGCGAAGTCCAAGAGCGCCACTGCCTACGAGTGGTCCATCGAGTGCAAGCTCCGGCGCAAGGTCACCGCGGCAGACCCGCTCATCCACGATCCCGGGCAGGAGGCGATCCGCACCGCCTGCAAGCGCACCACGGGGCTCGCCAACGTCGTCGAGGTCCGCTGGTACGAGATGAACGTCGACGACGACGGGGACGTGATCGGCCCGGCGGCCGAGGCGTACCAGGGCTACACCGTCGCCCAGTGGGCCGAGGACGGTGGCCCCATGGACGCGCTCGACACCGTGTCGGTGCAGCTCCAGGGCCGGGGCGCCTACGCCGACATCACGCACCCCGAGGGCGCGGCCGTCGTGCCGGTCCTCTACAGCGTCAGCCCGGCGGTCGGCGTCACGGCCGGCGGCACGCTGCACAAGCTCACCGGCAAGGGCTTCATGCTGAACGGCGTGGACGATGTCGTGGCCTCCACCGGCATCAAGCTCGGCGGCTCCGGCGGCACGGCCGCGACGCACTGGATCGTCGAGTCGGACAACGTCCTCTACTTCGTCGCTCCCGCCATCACCTCGGGCACCAAGGCCGTGGTCGTCTACAACTCGGTGGGCATCAGCACGGTCACCGTCAACGTCGTCATCAGCTGAGCCGGGGGACTGCGATGTCCTTCCGGGATCTCGACGAGTTCCTGACCGTCGAGCCGATCGTGCTGCCGATCCGGGGAAAGGAGTACAGGTTCCCCGGATCGGTCAGCGCGCGCGTCTGGCTGCAGCTGCAGGCCCTGAGCGAGCAGATGCAGCAGGCGAAGCGGGCGGCGACGCGAGGCGACGACTTCGAGCCCGACGCCGAGGCGCTGTCCGACATGGACGAAGCGGCGATGATGGCTGAGATGCTCGGTGGCGTGCAGGCCGAGATGGTCGAGGACGGCCTCACGAGCGCACACATCCGTGCCGCGTTCCACACCCTCATCGCCTGGCACCTCTCTGGGCAGGAGGCCGCTGAAGCCGTGTGGGCGGCGCAGGGAAAAGCACCGGCGCCGGACCCGGCGGCGCGACGCGCAAAGCCAGCGGGCCGCTCTGCCCCTCGGGGCTCCCACGCTCCATCGAGCTGCCAAGCACCGGACGAAACGACCTCACCTGGCGGCGGATCCTCGAACACTGGGGGCTGATCGAGAGTGACTGCCAGGAGCGTTATCACGTCGACGTCGACGAGCCGGGACTGCTGGACAGACGGTCGGCGCGCTGGCTCAGGGTGCGCATCCTCGGGCTTCTCGACTGCGAGTCGCGCCTGCGCTTCGCGCTCTTCCCGCCGAAGGAGAGGTGAGGTGACGCCGTGGGCATGACCGTCGGCGAGCTCGTCGCCTATCTCAAGCTCGATGACCGTGGCTTCAACCGCGGCCTCGACGAAGGGGAGCGGAAGTTCTCCGGCTTCGGCAGTCGCGTGGGCGGCATCGCCAGCTCGGTCGGCAAGGTCGCCATGGGGGCCGCCATGGGCGGCATCGCGGCCCTCGGCGCCGGGCTCGTCGCCGGCGGGGTCGCGGGCATGAAGTACAACAGCTCCATCGAGCAGACCACCATCGCCATGGGCACCATGCTGGGCAGCACGGACAAGGCGACGAAGCTCATCAACGACGTGGCGAAGATGGCCGCCTCGACCCCCTTCGAGTTCCCTGAGCTCGCCGACGCGACCAAGCGTCTCGTCGCCTACGGCGTCGCGGCCCAGGACGCCGTACCGCTGATGACTCGCCTTGGGGACGTCTCTTCCGCCCTCGGCGTCCCCATCGGAGAGCTCGCCGACATCTACGGCAAGATGAAGGTCTCCGGCAAGATCACGATGGAAGACGTCAACGAGATGGCCGGGCGCGGCATCCCGATCTACGACGCGCTCGCCAAGGTCCTGGGCGTCGGCAAGGACCAGGTCCGCGGCCTCGTGGAGTCCGGCAAGGTCGGCTTCCCGGACGTCGAGAAGGCCATGAAGTCGATGACCGACAAGGGCTCGATGTTCGGCGGCATGATGGACAAGCAGAGCCGCTCGTTCTCGGGCCTCTGGTCGACCGTCAAGGACGGCATCGTCGCGGCGTTCGGCAAGGCTCTCATGCCGGCCTTCGAGTGGCTGGTGAAGACAGGCATGCCGGCGGTCGTCGAGGCGATGCCGAAGATCCAGGCGGCGATCGGTACGGCCTTCAGTGCCGCCGGCAAGGCGGTCGGCGTGCTCGTCGACGTCTCCGGGTTCCTCGTGCGCCACGGCGACACCGTGAAGACCATCGTCCTGGCCATCGCCGCCGGCTTCGTGGCCTACCAGGCGATCATGCTGACGCTCAGGGCCGCCGCAGCCGCATACACCGCCGTGCAGTGGCTCCTGAACGCGGCCATGACCGCCAACCCCGTCGGCCTCATCGTCGTCGGCATCGCGGCCCTCGTCGCCGGGTTCGTCGTCCTCTGGACGAAGTGCAGCTGGTTCCGAGACTTCTGGATAGCCGTGTGGGGCGTCGTCAAGGCAGAGTTCGCACTGGTCTGGCCGGTCGTGAAGGCCATCATCGGATTCATCGTCGACGGTCTGCAGGCGGCGTGGACCGCCATCAGCACGGCCGTCTCCGCCTTCTGGGACTGGGCCGGTCCGTACATCACGCAGGCCGTGCAGGTCTGGTGGACGGTCATCTCCACAGTGGTGGGGACGATCATCGACGTCATCTCCACGGCCTGGGACTGGATCAAGCCGAAGATCACCGCCTTCTGGGATTGGGCCAGCCCCTACATCCAGACGGCGATCGGCCTCTGGTGGCAGAACATCAAGACGACCTTCGACGTCATCGTCGAGGTGTTCAGGGCTGCCTGGCAGGTCATCTCCGGCATTGTCTCGGCGGGCGTCACCGCGGTGAAGACGGCGATCGACGTCATCGGCGACGTGGTCGCCGTCGTGCGGGGCGTGTGGAACCGCATCAAGTCGGGCGCGGAGACCGTTTGGGACGCCATCGTCGGTGTGGTCCGTGATGCGATCGGAGGCGTGAAGAAGGTCGTCGACAC